GTATTTTTACAACAATTACCATACAACATATACAACACACAACAACAAACAACAATCACAATGGCACATACACAAACAACAATGCAGAATGCTCTTCTTGACAACGTTCGCGGGAACAATACCCTCGTGAACGATTTGGCAAGAAGACGCATGTACGATATTGCGGTCGATGAATTTCAAGCTAAGGACCGCAGACCCAAGATCAACTTTTCAAAAGCAATTAGCGAAGAACAGACGCTGATTGCAACTGATAATTATCCTGAATTCCAAATAACATTCTACAATACGCAGAACGCTGTTCACTCTCTGGCAGGTGGATTGCGCGCATTAGAATTGGAATACTTGATGATGCAGGTGCCGTATGGTTCTACAACCTTCGACATCGGGGGAAATTTCGCAGCTCATCTGTTCAAGGGAAGAGATTACGTTCATTGCTGTATGCCTAATCTTGATTGTCGCGACATAATGCGGCACGAAAATCAGAAAGACAGCGTGGACATGTATCTACAGAGGCTCAAGAAGAGTGGAAAGGTGATTCCTCACTTTCAAAAACCTGCTTTCGACAGGTATTGTGAGACGCCGGCAGACGTAGTCTGTCACGATACTTTTCAGAGCTGTTCGTATGATGTGAGTCGGAATGGGGCAGGAAGGAACTATGCAATAGCATTGCATAGTATTTATGATATTCCGGCGGATGACTTTGGGGCCGCACTCATGCGGAAGAACGTGCATACTTGTTATGCGGCGTTCCATTTCTCCGAGGAGCTTTTACTTGAGAACACGCACGTATCTCTTGAGGAGATCGGCGCGATGTTTACTCGTGAGGGTGACTCGTTATCTTTCTGTTTTGTTAATGAAAGCACTTTAAATTATAGTCATAGTTATTCTAATTTACTTAGGTATGTGTGTAAAACTTATTTCCCAGCTTCTTCAACAGTTGTGTATATGAAGGAGTTTTTAGTTACTAGAGTTAACACCTGGTTTTGCAAGTTCACGCAAGTGGACACATGTTTTTTGCATAGGGGCGTTCATTTGAGAGGGGCCGACAGAGAGGCCTTTTATGCAGGAATGGAAGATGCATGGCACTACAAGAAGACACTTGCTCTGATCAACAGCGAGAGGGTGATGCTCAATGATGCAGCATCAATTAACTTTTGGTTTCCAAAGATGAAGGACAAGGTTATAATACCGCTTTTTGACATCTCTATTGATACATACAAGAGAAGTCGCAAGGAGGTGTTAATTGACAAGGATTTTGTCTACACTGTTTTGAACCACATTCGAACTTATCAGGCTAAGGCACTTACATATGCCAATGTGTTATCTTTCGTCGAATCTATTCGTTCGAGAGTTATAATCAACGGCGTGACTGCAAGAGCCGAGTGGAATGTGGACAAGGCATTGTTGCAAAGTCTTTCCATGACTTTCTTCTTACAAACAAAACTCGCTATGCTCAAGGATGATTTGATGATCAGCAAGTTCAAGGTTGGGGCAAAGACGTTGTCTGAACACGTCTGGGATGAAGTGAGAGCTACATTGGGGAATGTTTTTCCCTCTGTGAAGGAGGGGCTGATACGGAGGAAGTTGATCTCCGTGAGCGCGAACGCGCTCGAAATTAAGGTTCCCGATTTGTACACAACCTTTCAAGATAGGTTTGTTTCGGAGTATAATTCGCTGGTAGAAATGCCGACGATGAATATTGTGAAGCAGATCGAGGATGCTGAGCAAATGTACAATGCTATGTCTGAGCTGTCTGTGCTTGAGAACAGTGACAAGTTTGATGTTACCATCTTCTCGGAGATGTGTAAGAATCTGGAGGTTGATCCCTATACAGCTGCCAAGGTGATTGTGGCGGTTTTGCAGAATGAAAGCGGAGTAACGCTAACCTTTTCCAAACCCACTGAGATTAATGTGGCGACCGCCTTGGCGGCGTCTGAAGTTGAGGGTGAAGAGATTGTGTTATCTTCGAAGCCTGCTGAGTACGTTTCTACAAGGTCAATGGTAGCGGAAGGTAAGCTACCGATGGAAGGGCTGATCGGCGATTGCTCGTCGTCATCTATGCACCTGAATCCTGAGATTGAGTCTTTGTCGCAATTTCACTGTGCTTCTGTTGATTCGCTGATTAAAAAGCAAATGGCATCGATCGTCTATACTGGTCCTTTGAAAGTTCAACAAATGAAGAACTATATGGACAGTTTGAGTGCGTCTTTGTCTGCGTCTGTCTCGAATCTGAAGAAAATAATCAGAGATACCGTGACTGTTGACTCCGAGCCTGGAAAGTTCGGTGTTTGGGATGTTAGCAAAAGGAGCTGGATCGTGAAGCCTGCCAGCAAGGGCCATGCATGGGGAGTCGTAGAACTCCACAATGGCAAGTTGAAGCTTATGCTTCTTGAGTACTCTGGGGCAGAGATGATTTGTGAGGCAAGCTGGAGAAGGGTAGCCGTGTCTACGGACTCAATGGTTTACTCTGACATGAAGAAACTGCAAACTTTGAGGGGTTGTCTGAAGGACGGAGAACCGCACGTCAGTAGTGCGAAGGTCACATTGGTTGATGGGGTACCTGGCTGCGGCAAGACAAAGGAAATTTTGCAGCGAGTGGATCTGGAAACAGATCTCATTCTGGTACCTGGCAAGCAAGCAGCAGCAATGATAAGGAAGAGGGCAAATGCAAAGGGTCTAATCGTCGCAACTACTGAAAATGTGAAGACGGTGGACTCATTCTTAATGAATCTTGGGAAGAAACCATTGGGCAGGGTCGAAAACCTGTTCATTGATGAAGGACTTATGTTGCACCCTGGGTGCGTGAACTTTCTGGTGAGTTTGACTATGTGCGACAGAGCTTTCGTCTTTGGAGACACACAGCAAATTCCGTACATCAACAGAGTCCAAAACTTCCCATATCCAAAGCATTTTGCAACTCTAGAAGTTGATGAGGTGGAGACAAGGAGGGTAACTATGAGATGTCCAGCTGATGTAACACACTTTTTGAATGAGAGATACAGCGGGACAGTGATGTGCTCATCTGGAGTACAGAAGTCAGTCTCCTCTGAGATTCTAGTCGGAGCGGGATCGGTCAATCCGATTACCAAACCGCTGAAGGGAAAGATTTTGACCTTCACTCAGAGTGATAAGTTTGCCCTGACTGAGAGAGGATATGAAGATGTGAATACAGTGCATGAAGTGCAAGGAGAAACATATGAGGACGTTTCGGTGGTTAGATTAACACCAACTCCTCTGGCTCTGATTTCAAGGGATAGCCCCCATGTTCTGGTGTGTTTGTCTAGGCATACTAAGTCTTTCAAGTATTATACTGTTGTTTTGGACCCTTTGGTCAGTTTGGTGAGAGATCTTGAAAAAGTATCTCACTATTTGTTAGATATGTACAAAGTGTCAGCAGGTCAGCAATAGCAATTACAGGTCGGGTTCGAATTTATTCGTTCCAATCTGTTTGTGCAGGCGCCAAAAACTGGCGATGTTCAGGATATGCAATTCTACTATGATGCCTGTCTTCCTGGTAACAGCACGATTTTGAATAATTTCGATGCTGTAACGATGAGGTTGATGGACAACAAGTTGAATGTCAAGGACTGCACAATAGATATGTCCAAGGCTGTGGCGATGCCCAAGGAAAAGAAGCAACCATTGCTGCCGGTCATCAGGACGGCCGCCGAGATGCCTCGCGAAAGCGGGCTTCTTGAAAATTTGGTTGCGATGATAAAAAGAAATTTCAATGCACCGGATCTTTCTGGAATTGTTGATATTGAAAACACTGCTTCTTTTGTGGTAGATAAGTTTTTTGATAGTTATTTTTTAAAAGAAAAACAAAAAAGAAAGGATCTGTTCACCATGAGCAGAAGTGTTTTGGAGAGCTGGCTGAGTAAACAAGAGAGTGTCACAATTGGGCAACTGGCTGATTTTGATTTCATAGATCTTCCGGCTGTTGACCAATACAGGCATATGATTAAGGCTCAGCCTAAGCAAAAATTGGATTTGTCGATTCAAAGTGAGTACCCCGCATTGCAGACAATTGTGTACCACTCAAAAAAGATAAATGCCATTTTTGGACCTCTGTTCTCGGAACTGACGAGACAGATGTTGGAGCAGATAGATGCATCCAGATTCATGTTCTTTACAAGGAAGACTCCGGGACAGATTGAAGAGTTCTTTTCAGATCTCGACTCTCATGTACCGATGGATATTCTGGAATTGGATGTTTCCAAATATGACAAATCCCAAAATGAATTCCACTGTGCAGTGGAATATGAGATCTGGAGAAGAATGGGTTTGGATGAATATTTGGCTGAGGTGTGGAAACAAGGTCACAGGAAGACCACATTGAAAGACTACACCGCAGGGATCAAGACTTGTCTTTGGTACCAGCGGAAGAGTGGTGATGTGACAACATTCATTGGAAACACCGTCATAATAGCGGCGTGTCTGGCTTCTATGCTTCCGATGGATAAGGTGATAAAAGGTGCTTTCTGCGGGGACGATAGTTTGATATATCTCCCTAAAGGCTGCGAGCTGCCTGATATTCAGGCTTGTGCAAATCTGATGTGGAATTTTGAAGCAAAGCTGTACAGGAAGAAGTATGGTTACTTCTGCGGTAGGTACGTAATACATCACGATCGTGGTGCAATCGTATACTATGATCCGCTTAAACTGATCTCTAAACTGGGGGCTAAGCATATAATGGATGAGCAGCATTTGGAAGAGTTCAGAACGTCGTTGTGTGACGTGGCAAGTTCTTTAAATAATTGTGCATATTATTTGCAACTTGACGATGCCATCAGGGAAGTCCACAAGACTGCTCCGGGTGGATCATTTGTTTTTAAAGCAATTGTTAAATTTTTGAGTGATAAAGTATTGTTCAAACAGTTATTTACCAGCTATGACTCTTAGCATCAGAGATTCGTTCAAAATTGATGAGTTCATTAACTTGTCCAAGGTGGAAAAAGCTGTGCCGGCCCTTTTTTCGAGGGTTAAAACGGTACGCGTCTCTACAGTGGATAAGATTATGGCAACCAAGAACGACAGTTTGTCCGATGTGGACTTACTGAAAGGTGTTAAGTTGGTTAACAATGGTTATGTCTGTTTAGTAGGGCTTGTTGTGTCTGGTGAGTGGAATTTACCGGACAACTGTAAGGGTGGTGTTAGTGTATGTCTTGTTGATAAAAGAATGAAAAGGGCTAACGAGGCGACTTTAGGGTCGTATCACTCGAGGGCCTGCAAAAAGAATTTTTCTTTCAAGTTAATTCCTAATTATAGTATAACGACCGCGGATGCTGAAAAGCAACCGTGGCAAGTTTTAGTCAATATTAGGGGTGTCCAGATGGAGCAGGGATACTGTCCTCTGTCTCTTGAGTTTGTGTCAGTTTGCATAGTTCATAAAAATAATGTCAGAAAAGGATTGCGTGAAAGGATCACGAATGTTGCCGAAGGCGGTTCACTTGAGCTCACTGAAGAAGTTGTTGAGAGCTTTGTGAATGACGTCCCTATGGCAGTACGACTGAACCATTTACGTAATGGAAACAAAAAAGAAGGGTTTTCCAAAGGTAAATATGTCAATAATAACGCCAAAGAGCGTAGTGTCAATAAATTTGTTAAAAAGAGTGTTAATGGTAAAGGTGGTTTAAAAGTTAAAGAAATTTCAACGAGCGTTGAGGATTACAACTCTAGCGAGGTGTCTTCCGATTCGTTTATTTGAAATGGCTTATACTATTACTGCACCAAACCAAATCGTGTATTTGGGCGTAGCTTATGCTGACCCAATTTTGCTAATGAATTTGTGTACTACTTCTCAGGGGAATCAGTTTCAGACGCAGAATGCTAGGACAACCGTCCAACAGCAATTTGCAGATATCTGGAAGGCCGTTCCGGCCGTTAATATAAGGTTTCCCGAGAATGGGTTTTTAGTATATAGGTATAATGCGGTGTTGGACCAGTTGGTCACTTCACTGCTTAATTCGTTTGATACCCGCAATAGGATAATAGAGGTGGAAAATCCTCCTAATCCTACAAACGGGGAAATAATGAGTGCGACTCAGAGAGTCGATGACGCTACCGTAAATATTCGGGCGTCTATAACTAACTTGATGAACGAGTTAGTGCGTGGTACCGGGTTTTTAAACAGGAGCTCTTTCGAGAGCACCAGTGGATTAACCTGGTCTACAGCCCCTACTACTTAAGTAGGGAAAATTTAGTGTCTTAGCTCACAGCTAAGGGTGGCGCTTACCATAAAGCGTAGTGTTTACTCTCCACTTAAATCGAAGAGTTGTACATCCGGATCTATAAAGGGAAAAACGTGTGACGTTTGGAACTTTAGGTGTACGTAAAAACTAGAGAGGTTCGAATCCTCCCTGTACCCCCGGTAGGGGCCCA